ATGAAATTTAAAAAATGTCTTCTGCCTGTAGCAATGTTAGCGTCATTCACTCTGGCAGGATGCCAGTCAAATGCTGACGATCATGCCGCCGATGTTTATCAAACCGATCAACTGAATACCAAACAAGAAACTAAAACCGTTAATATTATTTCCATTCTTCCCGCAAAAGTTGCCGTAGACAACTCCCAAAATAAACGGAACGCACAAGCCTTCGGCGCGCTTATTGGCGCAGTCGCTGGCGGTGTTATCGGCCACAACGTCGGTTCTGGCAGCAATTCCGGAACGACGGCAGGGGCAGTTGGCGGCGGAGCTGTAGGCGCGGCAGCGGGTTCTATGGTGAATGATAAAACCTTAGTGGAAGGTGTTTCTTTAACGTATAAGGAAGGCACCAAAGTGTATACCTCCACCCAGGTGGGTAAAGAGTGCCAGTTTACGACAGGTTTAGCCGTTGTTATTACCACGACGTATAACGAAACGCGTATTCAGCCAAATACCAAATGTCCTGAAAAGAGCTAATAATCAGGAGGAGTCATGAAGAAAGTTTTTCTTTGCGCCATCTTGGCCTCCTTAAGCTATCCGGCTATCGCCTCATCATTGCAGGATCAACTCTCGGCTGTCGCAGAAGCGGAACAGCAAGGTAAAAATGAAGAGCAAAAGCAGCATGATGAATGGGTCGCGGAGCGCAACAGGGAAATCCAGCAAGAGAAGCAACGTCGCGCAAATGCCCAGGCCGCCGCTAACAAAAGAGCGGCAACGGCAGCAGCAAATAAGAAAGCTCGTCAGGATAAACTGGACGCCGAAGCCTCTGCGGACAAAAAACGCGATCAAAGTTATGAAGATGAGCTACGCAGCTTAGAGATTCAGAAACAAAAACTGGCGCTGGCAAAAGAAGAAGCCCGCGTTAAGCGAGAAAACGAATTTATCGATCAGGAACTGAAGCACAAAGCTGCGCAAACCGATGTGGTGCAATCTGAAGCTGACGCCAACAGAAATATGACTGAAGGCGGTCGCGATCTGATGAAAAGCGTGGGCAAAGCAGAAGAGAACAAATCGGACAGCTGGTTTAATTAATCGATGTTAGTAACTTCAAGCCTATGATTCTTGAAGATAAAAAACCCTCTGTAGTAACAGAGGGTTTTGTTCATTCATAGTGCAGGGATTAAAATCATTCCCACTCAATTATTTACGACAACCATAACCAATTGAGTGATAACATTTTTCCAAAACTTCATTTTTCTCATACCGTTTTATATACCGTCACCGGAAATCAGTACCATGAAAAATGCCATGCTATCTGGTCAGGGTGTCGTACTGTTTTTCACAGACTCTTCCGGCTTCGGCTGCCCGGTCAGCATACTCTGCCAGTTGTCTGTTTCTCTCGAGAGATTTGCTGAGCACGTCGGCAAGCAAAACTCCGGTGTCTGCGGCTGACGTCCCAGCGCCGACAATGGCGTTATACTGCCTGAGTTGCTCACGGATGGCAACGAGCTGTTGCTGCAACCGGCCAGCGCGAGCGGCAGCATCAAGAGCATCATTGCGCGCCTGGTCGATCCTCTGTTGCGCTTTACGTTCATTGATCGCTTTCTCCTGTTCGTAGTGCTGACGAACTTTCTCATCTTCGGCTTTGCGCTCTTCCTTCGCCTGTGCATACCCGGCGTCGTACTGTCGGCTACCATGCACATTCCAGGCAACAACTCCTGATAGAGTCAAAACAGCAAGCATCGCCACGATAACCAACTGTTTCCAGTATGCTTTTACGAATGCCAAGATCATATCGCCAGCACCTTACTGGCAGTGATGTATCGCTCACGCCTGTCGTCGATGCCGTTCCGGCCACCATTGATAATCAGAGTTACACGTGCAATATCGCCGGTATACTTCATGCAGCCTTTGCTGGAGAAAAACCACGCCGCGCTACGAGCCGCATATTCGTCCTGAGCCAGCAGTTCAGGACTCTCCAGCAGGTCAACCTTCAGACCGTTTCCACAGTCACGATAGTTATTCAAACCGGTAATCTGGATAAGTCCGCGCCCACGGTAATTCCAGCCATCGCCGGGAGCATTGTTCCCCATGCGTTTGCTGTACACCAGATTTGCGATCGCGCGCTGGCGCTCAAGTGACAATGGTGGTTCGCCTGCGCGTCGCCCCAATACGTTGGCCTGTCCCTGAGTGAGACGCCCAGCCCGAACGAAGTTAACCAGTCCGCTGACGCTGTAGTTGAAATTCTCCTGCAACCGAGTGAAGCCCACAGACTCATGCCCGACCTGAGCAATAAACATTGCCTGATCTTCGGTTTTGCTGATACCAAACTCTTTCATCGCAGAAATTATATGCGAGAACCAGCGGTCGGCCAGCGACTCGCTGATACCAGCAGCTCGCTGAAATTGTTTAATCTCCATGTTTAGACCTCGCTAATTTGAAAATCTGAACGACGTTACCGCGTGTTTTAATAACCGCAGCAAGCATGACTACGTTGATAATGACCTCAGATAAATCCACTGCCATTGGCATGCTGAACCAGATTGCATAGGCGACACGAACCGGAATACTAGCCGCAGCAACAATCAGGAAATAAGCAAGCCAGCCACCCCATCGTCGGTGTTGAGATCCATTGCGCCGGAAAGTAACAACACGAATAGCTATGCCAGTACAAATAACTGCATTGGTGATAAGCAAAAAAATCTCATGCGTTACCATCGTCTTTTCTCCCAGGAATCAACTCGCGTGGATTATCAGAACGATGATAGAGCCATATACCAATACGAACGGCGACAATTGCCGACACGAACGCACCTGTAGAAAATGCAATCCCTTTCTCGAATGAGTCCTGCGTGATGGTAGGGATCAGGCTGGCTACACCGATAAGGATGGATGCTGTAGGTTTGTAAAAGAGAAGGCCGCAGAGGAAGCTGAGCATCGACAGAAGAACACGACGACGGATTGGGTATTCTACTGCAGAGGTAACAAAAATTACCGCACCAGCCAAAGATCCCAAAGCGACCTCTGGAGGAACTCCTGCTATCACCGACACTAAAGAACCAACGCTAAGCCACTGATTTAAAGATTCATTGGTTAACTGTATTGACATAAAAACCACCATTTTTGAGCATAATGACACTCTTAGCTAGTGAGTTCATTATACACAGCGAACCTTATATGGATTAGTGGTGGTTTATTTTAACGCTTAAAAAGCATACGCTGCTAATAGCACAACGCCTTGCAATCAGATGCAAACCTTTGTCCACTACTAATCTCAATGAAATAGATCAGCAAAGCATTTGACTCTCCCCGTTGGATGATGTGTGAAGTGCTGACTAGAATGCTGCAAATATGATATGATGTTTGGCATCCATTGACTTTAATTTGTTATATAGATAAATACATATGAAAGAAATAAAATCACTAACAGGTGTTAGAGGAATAGCTGCAATTTACGTAGTTCTTTATCACTTTACAAACGCAAAAATACCTTTTCTATGGAACGGATATCTAGCAGTAGATCTTTTTTTCGTATTAAGCGGATTTATAATGTGTATGGTATACTCTAAAAATTTCACACAAGAAATATCTGTTAGTGAATTTGGAAAATTTATTTGGCATAGATTTTCAAGAATATATCCATTATATTTATTTGTTTTATTATTAACAATAGTTATTCAAGTAAATCAATCATCGCCACCATCAACTCAAAATCTCATAATAAATTTTATGATGTGGCAAAATTTATTTAATAATGGAATGGTTGGTGCATCATGGTCTGTTAGCGTTGAATTAATTGCGTATTTAATATTTCCGCCTCTAATATTCTTATTAACCGATAAGAAATGGTTATGTTTCATAATAATTTACACATCAATGTCAATGTTGTTTTATATTACAACAATTGACAACCCTGGTAGTAGCGGGCCACTTGATATATATAGCGGAATCCCTTCAATAATGAGAGGTGTTTGTGGTTTCACTATAGGTTGTTGTTGCTATGTTTTATTTGATAAATACAAACACACATTTAATGTTATTGCATATACTCAAGATATTTTGGCGGCTTTAGTAATAGCGTGTTTACTAACAAAAGGAATGGATGTTGTTTTTGTTATTTTGACCGGATTATATATATCATCGCTTTATTATAGCACTGGAATAACAGGATGGTTACTATCAACAAAACCTATTCATTATTTGGGGGAGTTGTCTTTTTCAATTTACCTTACGCACCTGATGATACAAAGGCATTTTATATTTGAAGTGAATGCAATAACTGAATGGTTAAATGTTAGTTATATAAATGATGTGTTTGTTATGGTTATATCTACACTGATGTTTTCTATATTAACATTTCATTTAGTAGAAAAGCCAAGCAGAAATATTCTAAGAAAACTAAAATAAACAAAAAATGCCGACGGATACTTAAACAATCTATCGGCATTAAATTTATTAAGGATTACTTACCAACCCCTTCCATCCTCCACTTCCTGCGCTTGTGCATTGATAGAAGTATCCTGTGTTTTTGTCAACATATAATCCTCCTGGCTTACCATTAATAACTCCGTAAGGAGTTCCTGAACCGCTTATCAATGAAATACCATGTATAAAAGAAACATTCTGACTATATGTTCCTGTCCCTGGAGCTCTGGCCATATCATTAATAGCACAAAGCCATGATCCAGCTGTTGATATGTTTGATATATTATCATCATCATTTGGGACAATGGCTATCATTGGTATTGTTGCGTTTTTACCATAACCTCTAATATTACTTATTCCTCTTTGAACTCTTGAGTCTGTCAAATCTCTAATCAATGGAACACTTACGCTATCTTCACAGATAAAGTTATTTATCGTGTAGTCATCACAGCTTGAATCAGTTTCTATATGAACCAATCCCTCGGCATCAGTATCGGAAGCTCCTGAGTATCCACCATCCCAAAAAATGCCATCTATGTTTATATATCTTGCTCCGCCGCTAATATATATATTACCAGCACCTCCGATAACCCTTAATTCATTTATATAAATACCGTAGAACCCTAAAATTTCAACAACCCTTGCATGGTTTGATGTGTATTTTGAGTTGTTTGCGTTTTCAACCGTACAACTTGCTATAACGGAATACCTGGCATTTTGATGCCGCCCCGATGGTATTGATGCTGTATTAATGTGCTCAATTTGGAATCCATGAACACAATTTTTTGCATAACATCTATAAAATTTAACACATCTTGCGGGCATTGTTGTTGAGTGGCCCTTCTGCTGAAATCCAGTCATTACCCCATCCGCATAACAATCCATCACGGTAACATTATAACTTCCTTCATCAATTTCAATACCATGCTGATTCCCTGTCCATACCATATCAGGGTCATCGTTCCATACTCGGCAGCGGTTAATTACAATATCACTGCTATTATGCGTTGTAATGAGATCGTCAAGTTGACTGTTTTGAACAAAAGTGTCTTCAACAACAATGTCATAGCTACCACCAACTGCATTATTATTAATATTCCCATCATCGAAATAATACCCAGCACAAATATCTATACCATGCTGCAAACCACGCTTACAGTAAACGTTTTTGATGGAACTGTGGCTGACAGTAGAAAATAAAATAGTAGTCCCCTGTGTGGCATCCATCCATGTTTCTGACGGATTTCTTGCTCGATTGTTAGCATCTACACATAAGTCTTCTATGTGGATAGAAGTATCGTAGTTTGTCCTGAATACCCTGTATTCATAAAGCTCGTTCTGAATACAGTTTTCAATTATCGGCATTGTTGGTAGTGCTAGAATAACGGTCTTAAATTTCCCCACCCCACGCAATCTAACGTAAGATGGTACTTTCAGTGCAGAGTTAATCCCGTAAGTACCTTCAGAAAGAATAAGCTCTTTCACCGTTGCCATTTTTGCCGCTTGCAGTGCTTTGTTCAATTTATCATGACAATCCGTTACTCCATCAGGAACAATTCCGTAATAATCAGCATACACTTCATTGCAGATTCTTTTCCAACGCTTTCCACCAGGCGTCACAATTATCATTCCATCATCATCAATTGTTGTTAAATCAGTGCTATCATAATAAAAATACCCACCTCCAATACCAGAGCCTAAAGTATGCTCTAATACATATATTCTTTGCTGTAAATTTGTTGGTTCTATATTGCGTAAATTAGAAATGGAAGCACAATTGCCAATAAGTTTTAAGCCATCACTTGCTGCTAGCTGAATCATTACATCGGATGCAGATCCAGACTGTGGAAGGACCATAATAGGATTACCATTGTCATCCATCGCTACCACTTTGTTTTTACGATTCTCAGCATCAGGCAAACTTGGTATTGGCTCAGGCGTTCTAAGAGTACGACCTAGATTTGTATTAGCAAGTTTATCGACATAATTTTTAGTTGCCGCATCCTGTGGGCGCACAGGGTCTCGCAGATTTCTGATGTAGTTGTTAATAGCGTCATAATAATTCGACACAAAAGATGGCTTACGAAGAGCAAGTGAAAACCAACTTCTTACCTGCTGGATCAGCATCGTTAGCTTATCAAACGCGTCTTCGTGCACCTCAGCAAAAAACTTACCCTGGTTTCTAAGATCTGTTTCCTGAGTAACCGATAGTTCTCGCAATATGGAAATCTGATAACCATTAGCCAGTGCCTTCGACAGAATTACATTGCCACCGTTATACCCTCCCGCACCAGTGACTGTGTAATCAGTATCAAGATCCAGCACAGTGATATTCTCGTCAAGGTCAATCACCTGCACTACTAAATCAGATTTATTGAAAACCCTAAAGGTATAAGGGAATGATGTCGTAACGCCGTTACCGGTGTATTCGTTGTGGTTAACTTCGGTTGAGACCGTCATGTTAAATCTCCAGATAGTCGCAGCACCCGTTGCGCCGCATATCCGATTATTCTATTACCCGAAAAACCATATATGGATAGATAGACCATGAATACAAACAGATATTACCTTTCAGGTGATTTGCAAAACGTGCTGGATAGCAAACAAATTATTTGATACTGTATAAATATACAGTTATTGCATGGAGAAGATAAGATGCAGCAGTATCACTATCCACTGGAAGACGGATTTTCCGAAGAAAGTCATCTGATGGCTGCCATTGTTCATGCATGACAAATTTGCCTAATTGCCCTGGCCCACCAGGAGGAACAAAGTTATTCATCACGGCGTTGTTTGCGCCGGGGTCATGATGCACAGAATCCCCGTTTTTTGTCCTGCTCTCCCTCTCTTGGTTAAATGACTGGTTATATGACTGGTTCTGGATCCCGTTTTTGGGATCATTCAACATCCCGTTTTTGGGATCATTCAACATCCCGTTTTTGGGTATATTCCCGTTTTCGGGTATATTCCCGTTTTCGGGTATATTCCCGTTTTCGGGTTCATTGCCCCCCTCCCGGTTGCCTTTAATGTTCCCGTTTTTGGTTATATTAAGAGAGAAAACCCGCACTCTTTTTGTCGCTCCCTTTCTATCTCCGGTATCTGAAATAAGCCCCATTTTCATGAGCGATATAAGCCCGGCCTGCACGGTTTTTTTATTCAGGCAAGTGTCTTTAACGAGGCGTTCTATGCTGGGGTAGCAGAGGTTATATTCATCGGCTCTGTCAGCCATCGAGAGCAGTATGAGCTTTAATGATGAGCTACCTGGATCTGTCTCCCAGGCCCAATCTGTTGCATGTCTGCTCATGATTAATCTCCGCTATCAGCTTGAGTGTTGTGGGGAGGAATTAATCATGATCTGCTTAATCTCTGCCCTGATGCGACGGTTTGATTCCATGGTGCACTCAACACAGTGTCCGTTGTAAACCCAGCGTTCACTGTCATGTCCGTGCTTACATGGTTTTCCGGTGTAGTAGCGTTTAAGTCCGCGCTTTGCGGCATCAATACGTGTAATGATTTCCATGGTAAGCCCTGTTATTAGTATTGGGATTACGGTTATTTTGTGCTGACACAAAAAAAAGATCAACCATATTTGGTTTTTTATTACCTTTGAGGTACGGATAGATATGAAAAGACCGCCGGATGGCGGTCTACAGAGGGTTGTGGCTGGATATCATGAGTAGAAGAAGTATGCCAGTTCTGCTTTTGAGCGCAGCCATTGTCTTGTTTTACAGGCTTTAAAAAGCCCATTCATCAATACTTTACCTGGCATTTTGCGCTTACCTGTTAAGTGAGTCTGGATATAGTGACTCGTCGTTCCGGCTTCCTGTGCGAAGGCTTCACGCTCATCCGGAGTAAGTGCAAGCCAGTGCTTTTTGAAATCGAAATGTCCGTTATCGCTCATAGCTATTGCCTGATATTTATTTCAGATAATAAATATTCACCTATAAGGTAACAAAAATCAAGGATAGTTACCCATGAGGTGCATTTACCTGTTGGGTAATATTGCTTTAAATTGAATCATCTACTGATTCATATATGAGGCGATTTTCCAGAAAATGAAAAGTATCCAGGACGTCCGCAGGCAAAATCTCAACGACTTGATCGACCGTGAATTCAATGGTGTTCAGACGCGGATGGCAGAAAAACTTGGAACTCAGGCAAATCTGGTAAACCGCTGGGCTCTTGGCAAGAAGGTTATCGGCGACCAGGTTGCGCGAAAAATTGAAGCTGCCGCCAATAAACCCCGTAATTGGCTTGATATCGATCGCTCGCTTTCTCAGGAAGGTTTTCAGCCTGTCGGCCCGAGTGATATAGGTCAGCTGGCTGCTCACAACCTGGAACGCTGGATGAGCGAAAGCCGCGACCTTTCAACACAGGGAAAACTTCACCGCGCATCCGGCGTCGCCCAGGTGACAATCAGCCGCCTGTTAAACAATGAGGTCAGCGTTTCCATTTCCACCCTGGAGAATGTTGCATCCGCATTCGGGCGTCACGGCTATGAATTACTGATTCACCCGCACGACCCTGCGACTATCAACTATGACCGCTCGCGCTACGCATTGTTACCCGAAACAGAGAAGGCAAAGATCGAAAGTTACATTGAATTTGTCATCAGCCAGAACGAAAAAAACAAACAATAAAATCATATTTTTCAGTAAGTAAGCCGCCTTCTGGCGGCTTTTTTATTGCCAGATAGATTACCTTACGGGTAATTTTTTTAACTCATATCTATTGACACCAAACCAAATAAGCATAATTATTACCTCAACGGTAACAGACCGAGGTAACAAGTTATGCAGTGGAAAATCATCAACGGTTGGTACTGCGTTACTGCATGCGGATTCATGAGCTGGAAGTTCCGCACCTTACAGGAAGGTATTAAGTGGGCTTTCGTCAGCAAAGAAGCTCGCGATGTGGCCAACGATAACGAGATATGGGAGTAGGTTAGCAAATGAGTGAATTGTCAATCATCGAAATCACACCAGACATAGCGGCATAGGATGTTGTGGGGTGGTTTATGACTAAGAAATACACACTAATCTATGCAGATCCACCCTGGGTATACCGGGACAAAGCCGCAGATGGTAATCGCGGTGCCGGTTTTAAATATCCGGTTATGAGTGTGCTGGATATCTGCCGCCTTCCTGTGTGGGATTTGGCCGATGAAAACTGTCTGTTGGCCATGTGGTGGGTGCCAACACAACCACTCGAAGCACTAAAAGTTGTTGAAGCCTGGGGATTCCGTCTGATGACGATGAAGGGCTTCACGTGGATAAAATGTGGTAGTCGACAACCAGATAAACTGGTTATGGGTATGGGACACATGACTCGCGCCAATAGTGAAGATTGCCTGTTTGCAGTAAAGGGAAAACTACCTCCGCGCATTAATGCAGGGATCGTTCAGTCATTTACCGCACCGCGGCTTGAGCATTCAAGAAAACCAGATGTCGTTCGTGAAAAACTTGTGCAATTGTTAGGCGATGTTTCTCGCATTGAACTGTTCGCCCGCCAGTCGTCTCATGGCTTCGATGTTTGGGGTAATCAGTGCGAAGACCCGGCAGTGCAACTACACCCTGGATACGCGTTGGATATTGGCGGATTAACAAATGCATTCAGCAATGCTCCGGTGTCACCAATAGACAACCAGGGGCGGGAGCGTGCAGCATGAACCTATATCAACGCATCAATGGCGCTGACTGGTGCAATATCTTCGTCGTCGGCGATCTGCATGGGTGCTACACGCTGCTGATGAACGAACTCGACAAAGTTTCATTCGACCCGGCGCGCGATTTACTTATTTCCGTTGGTGACCTTGTTGACCGCGGCGCTGAAAACGTCGAATGCCTGGATTTGATTACTATGCCGTGGTTCCGAGCTGTTCGTGGCAACCATGAGCAGATGATGCTGGATGCACTGGTCAACGGCGGAAGTTTCGGACATTGGATGTCAAACGGCGGTGGATGGTGGCACCAACTTGATTCTGAGCAGGATGTGCAACTCAAATACCTTCTGCCAAAGATTACCAACCTCCCGATGATTATCGAACTGGTTACCGGCAATAAGAAGGTCGTCATCTGTCACGCAGACTACCCGCACAACGAATACGCATTCGATAAGCCAGTACCAGAAGAAATGGTGATATGGAATCGTGAACGGGTTAGCGACGCGCAGGACGGTATTGTCTCGGAGATAACCGGTGCCGATTTGTTCATCTTCGGTCATACGCCAGCACATCACCCACTGGTGTATGCAAACCAGATGTACATCGACACCGGCGCAGTGTTCTGCGGAAATCTGACGCATACCAAAGTCCAGGAAGGATAGAATTATTTATTACTGTCTTCCATCCACTTCTCAAACTTCGACGGGGAGAACGGAATCAGATCCGTATGCTCCCCGTTAATCCAGGAATCAATCATATCGGCCCACTGCTGCAACATGTAGGCGCGCTGTCTGGCGTATTCCGCTTTGTTATATACGGCGCGCACACCTTTCTGCTCATGTGCCAGAGCCTTTTCAATCCAGTCTGAAGGATAACCAGCCTCATGCAACAACGTACTTGCTGTACGGCGCATATCGTGTACGGTGAAGTCCTGAATATGCTCACCATCTTCATTTATTATTTTCACCGTTCTGTCGATCAGAGAGTTCAGCGCGGCATTAGATAATGGCTTCCGGAAATTGTAACGACCAGGAACCAGATATTCACTTCCACCAGCGCACATCTGCAACCCAACCAATATATCCTGTGCCTGTTTAGGCAGGTAAATAACGTGCGCCCGGCTTCCCTTCATGCGGTCTGAAGGAATTGTCCATGTCCATTTTTTAAAATCTATTTCATCCCACGTTGCATTGGTGAATTCGCCTTTACGAACCATAGTGATAAGCACCAGCTTTAAAGCCATTTTCATAGTGCCCATAGCACCAATGGCATCCAGCGTGCGGAAGAACAGGCCAATTTCTTCTGGTGTCAGTGTTCGCTCTCGTGGTTTAAATATGGCGATAGACGAAGGTTTAATGTCAGCCGCAGGATTAAACAAACCATGACCACGGTCATTGGCATGACGGTATACGCTGCTGATGATCTCCCTGGCCTGCACTGCTGTTGCCCGGCCACCGCGTTCGACAATCCGGTCACACAAATCACGAACCATCGATGTGGTAATTTCAGCCATCATTTTATTGCCAAGAACCGGAAGTATGTCACGGTCGATCACCGCCTGTTTCATTGCGCGGGTACTGTCAGCCAGGATGACGTGTTTCATATAACTGTCGGTATGTACCGCAAACGTCTCGGCACCACGAATCTTTTTGATACCGTCACGTTTAGCCGCAGCCGGTGACTGGCCTGCTTTAAGCAGCTTCTTTGCAGCAATCAGTTCTTCTCGCGCTTCTGCCAGGCTGATACCGTCACGCCCATACTGCCCGATTACCAGCGTTTCGCGGCGACCGTTGATACGGTAGTCGTAGCGAAACGAGACCGTGCCTGACGTAAGCACAGCTACATACAGCCCGTCACGATCGGAGACCTTGTACAGTTTGTCCTGCGGCTTGAGGTTTTTTAATTTTGTATCGGTAAGCAC